GACTTCTCTCCGAAGTGACACACGGTGTCGCAGAGCTTGGCATATGATTTCTCCCAACCATTGGCATAATCGAAATAGTTGGCGTGCGCCGCATCGGCAACATCATAATCACATGTAAGAATAGCGCACTCATCCCAGCGAGCATTGGAAATGCGAGCGATCGGGAGGTTGTAGTCCGACCGAAAGGTCGCCGCGGAGTGCGTCCCAATTCCATCGACGACGTCCAGCACCGAACCGGCGGCATTGTACCTGTCGATACGTGAAGTCTGTATCCATCCATTTGCTGTAGGATTCAGTGTATCGAATGGATGGAAATCCAAGGACTTGACCGGAGCAACGGACCTCCAGGCATACGTAGCCCTGGGCCGGTAACACGACGATGCACTCGTGCCGATTGGCGCCCAAGTTGTGAAAGTGGCGGCAACCACTCGGGTTGCCGTATCGGTCAAGCTGCAGCTACCCAGGTAGTGCGGCACCGAATAGACTGTCGTGGCAGAGGCTTCAGCCACCTGGCCGCTCCCCGTGGCGCGCGCCATCCCTGCGTACGTTCTGTACGTGTCACCCCCGACCTGGCGTGGACCCGGCTATCGGTTTGAGCGGACCCGGGCAGAAGTTGCGTGATCTGGGGAAGCGGTGCGGAGGAGCGCCGGTCTGCTGTCTACTGAGCGAGGGGTGCGGGAAGGGCGGTGCTGAAGGAGTCAGTGTTTTGTCTTTTCGGATTTCCGGTTGATCTTTTTTGACTCATACATGCGGTATGATGGTCCGTCGATAGAGATGATGGAGGCGTGGTGGATCATGCGGTCGACGATAGCGGTGGTGACCACGGGATCGCCGAGGTAGTCTCCGAGGGCTTTGAAGTCGATGTTGGTAGTGAGTATGGTGGATGCTTTGCAGTAGCGTCCGTCAATGACTTTGAAGAATAGTGATGCGTTGCGGGCGGATTCTTGTTCGAGCCGGTCGAAGCCGACCTCGTCGATGAGGAGGATTTGTGGGCTGGTGTAGAGCTTGAGCTTGTGCTCCAGAGAGCCGTCGGCGAGCCCGGAGAGCAGATTTTTGAGCATGTCGGCGGCGGTGGTGTAGCGGCAGCGATAGTCCATTTGACATCCGATGAGCAGGAGGGCTTTGGCGAGATGGCTTTTGCCGGTACCGCTGGCGCCGGCGAAGATGACCCCTTGTTTGCGTTGTACGAATGATAGTGTCGCGAGTTCCATGATTTGCGATTTATCAAGCTTGGGTTGGAAAGAGAAGTCGAAGTCGCTCAGGAGCTTGCGTTCAGGGAGTTTGGATTCCTTTATTCGGCGCTCGATACGACGCTCCAGAATCGACCTTGCCTCACTGCCAAGGAGTGTCTCCAGGACCGTGCACAGGGGCAGTTGCTCCTTGTGCGCGACGGCCAGATGATCATCGAGGGTCTTCTCGATGATTCGCAGCTTGAGGGTCCTGCAATGGCTCTTGATCTGTGCCGTTACATCCGGGCTTGTCTTCATGGGATTGCTCCGAGTGTAGCATTACGGAATAGTCGTCGAGGGATCGTTGCGTTATTTCGGGAATGGTCTTTTCGAGCTGAGCGCGCGCCGACTCATTGCGCTGCGATTCAAGGGTACGCGGCGTGGCCCGTGCCTTGAGGATGCGCTCGATGGATGCCGCATCAAAGGCGTAGTAGTTGAGCGCATGACGCAAAGCGCGGTTGATATCTTCAGCGCAGTAATGTTCTTTGAGTTGCAGGATCATTCGAGCGTGGAGGCCCGGGCCGCGGGGATGTTTCTTGATCAGACCGGCGAGATACTCCGAGGCTGCGTCTCCGAGTCGCTCGAATGTTTCCTTGACAGGTTCTACACCGTAGCGTAGCGTGGTGCAGGTGCGATGCTGTGGCGATTCTTCTTTTCGACACGCACCCTTGGGATGTCGCGGGTGATGCGCAAGCAAGTCGAGGTAGGGGCTGTAGATAAAGATTTCCTGTTCGGTTGCTTTGAGCGCGACGATTTCTCCCATGTGGCCGAAGGGCACGGAGTAGAGATTGGTATCGAACTCGATGAACGCGTCATTGGGGCATACCCGGAAGAGCACTTCGGAGCAATCGTGAGGTTGCGAGGGTAACGGCTGTAAACAGGATCGTTCTTCGGCCATGAACAGTTCCAGCGGCGCCCGATGGGTTGTGTCGTGGATGTGGGTATCGGATTTCTCTTTCAACCACCACCGCGCACCCGCTCGAATGTCATCCGGATCAATGAAGGTCCGAGCATTGAGGAAGTTTCCTTCGACGTATTCGAACGGTCGCTCGATCTTGCCCTTTGTCTTAGGGCTGCCACGTTGACATGCAATCGGTTTACACCTGTAATGCGTGATGAAATCGATAAATGAGGGATTGAAGACAGGCTGGCCTGCTTCCCATCGAAGCACCACGGTCTTCTCACTATCATAGAGACATTGGAGCACCACGCCGCCGAAGTACTCGAACGCATCGCGGTGCCGACGGATAAGCGTGTAGAAGTCTCGTGAGAGGGTGAAGTCGATATATTGTCGGCGGGAGAACCCCAAGATGTACGAGAAGCACAATACATCGGCTTTGCCGGTACGTGAGAACTGGATCGTATAGGGACTCCAGTCCATCTGGCCCTGTACTCCCGGATCAGTTTCGAAGCGGATCACCGGTTCCCCGCGAGCGCGCGGAAATAGCTTTTTGAGGTGCTCGCGCATGATCGTGATTCCACCGTCGTAGCCTAGTATCCGCAGCTCTTCCAACATCCGCACCCCCGTGATCTTGGGGTACTTCTCCAGGAGGACCTTCATATGAGGGATGTACATGTCAACTTTGCTTGCTCGTGCCCGCGGTAAGGGTATCGGCAAGGCTGTCAAAGGAGCAACACTGCGCATTCGGTCCGCGGCGCGTAGCATTCTACGTACACGATTGCGACTGATACCGTAGTAGCGGGCCACCTGCCGGATGGACCATCCTTCATTGTGGCGCGTGAGCACCTTGTGCCGCAGGTGCGCAAGGTCGGGAATGATTTCTACCGGCATGGGGCCATCTCCTGCCGATACGCACTGACCGTGGCTCGCTGAGCGGCGCAGCGAGTAGCGATACGGTCAATCACCGAGCCTAATTCGGCGCGCTGCTCGTGACTGAGCACCCCCAGCCCGTGCCGCACAAGTAGCGCGTCAAGGACGGAGACCTGCCGCTCAAGGGCAGTAAGTGTCGGTGTGTAGACGCCACAGTCGATACGACGCCGGCGTGCGGGTTCGATCACTCCCCACGGATCGTTCAGAAGCGCGTGCCGGCGATACGATGGACTGTCAAGATACTTGCCTATGAAATGCCGGCTCTGTCGAGAACTGAGCCGGTGCGTCCGCAACGCGTCAAGAACCTCTCTCTGGTTGCCGCGCGGCAACTGGATCAACTCCCGGGCGGTGGTGATGGTTACCAACCCCAGGCGCAACTGCTCCTGCACCTCCTCGCCGAGCCGCTCGATAAACGCGATACGGCGACATACCCAACTCTTGTGTCGATTGCACAGAATGGCGATCTCTTGCTGCTGCAAACCGTCGTCACGGTAGAGCGACTCGACCACCAACGCTTCTTCCAACTCCCGACATGCCGATTCCTCGTGATTAACCATGAGCACCATCGCTTTGAGGGCCAGCATCGAGCGGACTATGCCGCAGACCAGTATGCGCTCCTTCTTAAGCAATCTCATCGAACGCAAGCGCTTGAACCCGTCAACAAGGATCAGCTTGTCTTCGCTCTCGCCGACCAACAGCGGCGAGAGTTGTCCATGGATTTCTAGTGAGTTCCGTATCCGCTGGTCCGCTCCAGGGTCAACAACGCGCAACCGCTCGAAGTCCATGCCGATCTGCTCCAACTCCACTTCCTTGATCTGCATGGGTATCAGAACGGATACGGGTCGGGATCTTGCGGTTCTTCAGCCATCGCTTGGCGCCGGTCCTCTTCGCAAAGATGCCTCTCAATGAACTCCGATTCATACCGCTCCCACAAAAGACTATCGAGTTGCTCCAGCAGGTGCCACAGGCGCCATGCCGTGTCCTGTTCCTTGTCCATGCCGATCATCACAACCCTCCCATGTGTGGTATAGCCGCTAACATACTGCTCGACCGCACTTGACACCCACACATACTATCCTTACGGCGCACCCGTAAGAACAGGGCCGGCGGCTTTATCTTCTTTCACGACAATCACTTGCACCACACTGCCCCGAGGGCACACATCCATATTTACGGCGCTGCCCACCGGTATACGGCAAATGCGGAAAAGCCCTGATTCTATTGGTCCGGCAGGTCGCCCACTCCTGCACTCGTCCATATTTACGGCACAGTGCCGATCCGCCGTACCATCGACCTGCACTGCACCCGCGACAGCGGCCTCCCTGCGCATACGGCGTTCACCCCGCTGCTTCCGATCACGATCTCGATACTCCGGATGCTTCCGACGATACATTCGCATGTAGTCGCGGTGACGTTCCCGCCAGCTTGCACGCGCCGCTCGCTGGTTCTCTCGATAGTCGCTATCGGTGGAAAGCTTACGGCGCTGCCAGTTCGCTCGTCGAGTTCGCTGACATGAACTCTTGACACAGTACTGTTGCGCGGGAACATTAACAAGGGGAACATACACTGCGTGGCAACACAAACACTCGCGGCTCATCGCTGGGACCCTCCTGCACGTTATCGTGCAGAATCCCCTCCGCGATTGTCAAACTACTCATCTCACTCCCCACCCCAGGGCGGGTCAGCCTACAACCAAACCGCTCAGCCAAAACGCCGGTCAGATGGGTCCGCCTTCCGCTGGCGGGTGGGTCCGCCGGTCACCGGCGGTAACAGACATATATGACCTAACCTATGCACCAAACTCGCGGCGATCTGCATGAATCTATTTATCACCAACCGGACAATTTGAGATGCTTGACCTACACAAAATGAGATTTGCACAAAGCAAGTAATTTGTAAGTCGGGCCCGCAATTTCTGTTTTTTGGGGACCCAATTTCAGTAGATGGAGTACCTGATTATCTGCTCGACAAAACCCTTGTCGCCCCCCGTCACAAACCCGCCGTTCTGCGCTTCGTGGCTGACGACGTCGCCGCTTACAACGTGGTGCTCTATGCCCGCTCCAAAACTCAAATCGCCATTGGAACATAATCCGATCACCCCAAGTGTCTGAATGCTCGCGCCGTCCAAGACGATGCACGGCAACCAGTGGTCATTGTTGGGCCGGATCGCCGCAGGAAGTATACTGGTAACCGCCAGAGAACCCCCAACTGCACCAAACTATCTGTCACCTATGTGCTCAATTGATACCTGACTACACTCGCAGAGAAACCTTTGGTGCCGGAGGCGGTAAATCCGCCCCCGCTCAAGGGATCGTCCGTTAGAAATACGCCAGACCCGGCCGAGTCTGCCCAGAATGCGCCGGCCACCAGAACGCCATTGTCTATCAAAATCACAGGCACCAATAGGGCTGCGCCAGGTCTAATCGCAGATGGTAGCAGTATGGAACTGGAAAATGCCGGGCCATTTGATGTGGCGCTAAAGTCAGGCAGATATATTTCAACCACGCTCGGAATCAATCCAGAACCGGCTATGATCCGATATGGAACCGTGACGTCCTGTTGAGCAGTAAACTGGGTATCAGGAAACCTGAACGTGAACGAACCATTGCTTCCCTCTAGAGTGTCCAGCCTATTCTCGTGATCGGCAATGATGGGCTCAGCAGTATCCAGTCTTTCATCCAGCTCGCCAATGCTGATCAAAATTGCGGGGTCGACGTAGGCGGCCGGGAGCACTCCATCCACCTCGGCACCACCTGTCAACACCACCTTGGGACAGTGGCCATCATTATCTGCCCCGTCGTGGCGGTGGCCGCCCGCAGCGTCGGCCCCATATATCCCATTGACGAGAGCAGCCGGCAGCACATCCCCATTAACGAACTGCGTCTTTGCCATATCATGCCTCCATTAATACCTGATTTATGACACATTACTCATCGCTGAAAACGAACTCAGATGCGGCACACGCAAGATCGCCAAGCATTGCCCGCAACGAAACGGAGCGCTCCACTACAAGGGACTCGACATCAGTGCCGTAAACCACGACAGTCCACTGCGACGCGCCCTCTCCTTGACTCCACAAAGGATCAATATCGAGCCGACTATATCCAAGTCGGAACGGCAGAAACTCGCCTCGTACCAATCGGATATGCGGGTCGCCAACCTGTTCGTGTGTGCCAACGTTAAACCCTAGTTTGGTTGCGATTGCCTCGAAGTAACTCCTTGACAGATCTCCCCGCGCACGCAGCTTTGCAACCACGGCGTCGGCGCCGGACGCGGTGCTCAATCCCAGAATACGCGCCCAGTCCGGCAGTGCCGCGGTTGCACTATCGACAATCGCCTGCTTGCCCACGTTGTCAACGCTCGCCATCGCGAGATCCAGCGATAATCCCTCGGCCCTCAATGACGAATCATAATCCCCTCCAGGATGCACCGGTGACAACATCTTGAGGGCCTTAAAGTGAATCTCAGGATAGCCCTCGGTCTGGATTTCGAAGCCCGCAAAATCCTCATACGAGCCGGTTTGCGGAAGTCCAGCCGCGAATAGCAATAGCGGAATGTCGGTCCACGTTGTAAACGAGTGCGCGACCTGCCCTTGCGAGGCGCCATCAATGAATGCCTCCCACGCGGAGCTTGTAATGTCTAATCGCAGGTCGTACCACCTGCCGGCTATCTCCGGGGTTCCGAGCACAAGCTGCTCGCCGAATGGTTCATCCATCCGCGTGGTTTCCCACAAATCAATATACGCACCGATATCCCACCCTATGCTTCCGAACAGGGCAGTGACGTATTGCCAATTTTCATCGTTCTGCGCAGGCGTCCCGGTGACCGGCACAAACCGGCGCCTAACCTTGACGCGGACAGATACCACTTGCGCATCGGCCGGGAACCCCGGCAGAGGGCCAACGTAGGTGATCGTCGCCCCTGGCCCGGTGCCCATCGTATACTCGTCGCGACCGGGATAGGACATCTCGCCATTGCCGACAACCATCTGCGACTGATCGTCCCAGAGCGCCGCATTGGGCACCGCAAAATCATCACGGATAAACTGGCGCATAGATCACTCGTCTGTAAACACCGCTTCGGCACATGCCGACAGCGAATCCACTACTACTTGACGCAGCGCAACGGCGCGCGGCACCGCTGTCGATTGTACATCTGTCCCGTACACAGACACAGTCCACTGCGACGCGCCCTCTCCTTGACTCCACAAAAGATCAATATCAAGCCGACTATACCCGAGTCTGAAGGGCAGAAACTCGCCTCGCACGAATCTAACATGCGGGTCGCCGACCTGCTCATGAGTACCGACTCTATACCCGAGCTGTACCGCCACTCGTTGCAGATGTCGGATCGAGAGCCCTTCCTCCGCAGTGAGCCTCGCAATGATCGAGTCGCGGTTCACCCCCGCCTGCAGACCCACGGCCTTCGCCCACAAGTCCAGACATAGCGTGGCCGTCGACGGCAGCGATTGCTTCGCTAAATCCTCCATCGCAACGAGCGCCGAGTCGCACGCCGCCCCCTCCGCCGCCATGGTCGCACTGCAATCCCGCTCAGCGCGAAAGGGCACCATCATGACAAATGCATTATAGTGAACCTGGGCGCCTATTCCGGCCGCCACGACCGTCACATAAGCGTGTTTGGTGACTGAATCGTTGCGGTACTGCATGTAAATCTCAAGGCGGACCGTGTATGCGCCCGGCATCCCATAGTAGTGAACCGGGTTACGCGCGCACGAATAGTACCCATCCCCAAAGCTCCACCTCCACGCGGCGCCGGTAAATCCCACGGACGTATCCGTAAACTGTACCGGCTGATAGGCCTGGGGCGATCTCGGGTGCGCGGTAAAGTCCAGCGCCCATCCGCTTGATATCAGGAACCCTGTGTCACCGGGTCGCCCCAGACGAGTGTGCGACAGGACGAGAATCCCCCTGGTGCGTACCTTGACAATGCGCGATGATGGCCGGGCGGGGCTACCGAAAAACAGCGCTTGGGCAGGAACGAGGAACCCGGTGCCCACGCGCGTCTTAACCGGGCGCGTGGTAGGGCGCGCTGGGCCGCCAAATATCGAAGCGGGGGGCGGCAATAGAAATCCGTAGCCCATCCTAACCTTGGGGGGATTGGCAGCCGGGCGAGCTGGAGACCCGAATGTTCCCGCATGACTGATAAGAAATCCCGGCGTGGTGGCCATCTTACACAGCGCTCTCCGTATCGAGAATAAGATACTGGTACCCGCTTCCGCCGTTGGTCGTGATGTAGTCCTTACCATCAATCGTGCGCACGTCTTGCATCGCGGCCATGGCGCCGTAGGTCAGGATCACATTGTCTGTTGACCCAAGCTGTTCGGTCATCCCCTCACTCGTTCCACTATTCGGCCGCGATGATTCAACGAGCATCGGTTGTACGCAGGCATAGTCTCCGCGATCTCGCGGGCTCGCGCTGATCAATGGACTTGTCGCATACGAGAAATTGGCTGTCGCAAAATTATTGTGCACGTAGAGGTTTTGATCGAACATCACATAGCCGGGGGCTCCGCTGACATAGGGTAGGAGTCTGGACCCGCTGCCTGCCAGGTTTGTCCAGTAATATCTGTGCCCATACGACCCGATGCGGGCTCCAGCCGAGAAATTGTTGCTGAGCACCTGCACCGTGATCGTGTGGTTGTCGGTGTCGCGGGCGACCACCTTGACATAATTGACATAGCAGCGGAGATAGAAATCCCAGATGTAATACCACCATCCCACCGTGAAATTAGCCGCCTCACCGGCGCCGAGCTGAAGAACCACGTTGGAGCCGACGGCAGCGTCGGCTGCCAACGTGCCAGTCTTATCCTCTCCCTCGATCCATCCCGAATCCGCTATAATGCGGTCCAACACGCTCCAATACCACGTGGTCGTAATCCGTGACGCCACGCTCCCGAGGGTATCGCCAAACCGGAAGTCGTACGCAAAGTCTCCGCCGTCAACAGTCGTGACGGTCGCGGACACCCAGACTCCGCGCGCAATTTTGTTGGTATCATCCCACGACATATACCACCGCTGATACACCTGTGCGGCCACGTTGGTATCGTACCCGATCTTGAGCACCTTGGCCGGTTCGTTGACCGACGCGGGGACGGCCGGGGCGACCACGATATAAGGTCCGGCGAGGGTGAACGTATGGGTACCGCTGCCATTCGAGGTGAGGTTGATTCGGTTCCCGGCCTGTGATCCATCAAACTGCGCATACAAGAATGATGAAGCCAAATAGAAATTATCTGCATCAATCTTGCGCACCCAATAGTATGATCCGCTTGACAACCCACCAATCGCGCTGCCGCCATTATTGACGTACTGGACCCGGTCTCCCGAGTGAAAACCATGCCCCACACACGTGAGGACATCGGTGGTATAATCGACAGACACCGTCTTGTCGACGGGCGTTGCGCTCTTGTCCAGCAGGATGGTCCAGCCGGGGCCGCCGGCAGCCGGAGCCTTTGTGATGTAGTCATAGAATCGCGCGCAGAACCCCGTGGGATCGACCGCCGCGAAACCGCGCCCTGTACACCCGCCCCCTTCGTGCTGCATCACACCCATAGCATCCTCACGTCACCGTTATTGTGCCAGGTCTGATCACCGTGTATGCGTCCGCGGGTACGTCGGCCGCGGGCGTGGACACTACCGCGTTCGCGGCCCCGGCATCACATGCTATCGCCGCCAACTTGCTGCGATACAGCGTGGCGCCAGGCGCGAGCGAATTGACAAAAGCCTCAATGTCGGATGTTATCGAGGCGAGATCGAGCCCGGACCCGGTCACCGCAACCGCGATATTCTGGACAGACCTCGACACTCCTATCACCCGCAAAGTAGCCACTTCCACCGGCTGTATATCATAAATGTAATCGTAGACGGCCTGCACAAGCGCGGAGTAGGGCGTGTCGGTCACCGACTTCTGCGCCATGGTTCCCCCGCCCACCCCTGTGGGAATGTCCACAATTTCCACCTGCCCAAAGAATAGGGCCGAAGCGCAGCGCACCCACCACAGACGAGCATCGTTGTCGTAGGCCAGGAGCGTGCCCGCGGCTTCGGTTGTCAACCCAACAACCGTCTTGCCTATGTCACCCGAAACGGCTGCCGTGTAGCCGCCCGATTCGAACCCCAGAAGGCGTACGGTTGGTGCTGTGGAGATTACCACGCCCACAGTTCCGGGTCCGTACTCTCGGGGAATACAGACCGCGCTCCCCACATCGGCATACGCTACGGTCGTATTGTCTTCAGGTCGCACAAAGGCAAAATCGGCATCGACCCGACACTCGACCGCCCACCGCTCATAGTCGTATCTGTTTCCGCCGGCCGGAGGACGGCGCAACCGAAGCAACAAGCGATTGAGTAGTTGCAGGTCGGATTCCCCGCTCATGCGCGTGATACCGTAAAGCGCGGCCCAGTGCTCCATTGTCGCGACATCACAGGTATCGGGAAACAGATTCTTGACCGCCGCATCCATCTGATTGTAGAGGCCCCAGAGAGCCGACCCAAACATCGACGCCCGGACTATCACTTCCTGCGACGGTGCCTTGCCGGTGTAGTTCTCGTAGGCCGTGAGCAACTCCTCAACTATCGAGTCCAGGCTGCGCGCGTACATTATCGAACCTCCTCAAAGGATTCCCAGCGCACCACGGCGCCGTCCGCTTGTGTGGCGGTCACGCGATAGTTGAGTCTGTCAATTGCAGTCACGTCGCGCTCGACAAACACGGTTATTGCGGACGCCCTCTGCGCGTCCACAATCCATTGAAGTGCCGCCTCGATGTTCGCCTTCAGGCGCGCCGGAGCGGTAGGCCCGCCGACACGGACCGGCTCCAGCCCGAAGTCGGGACGAAAAAACCAGGCGCCCTTCTTGATAGACAGCGACATCGCGATGTCCGGAAGCACGGAATCGTCCTGCGCGATATCCATTTCGAGATTGCCGTTTGTCGCAATGAACGCGAACGACATCACTTCGCCTTTGTTACCGCGGTTGCGTGCGCCGCCGCGTTGAAGGGAGCCGGAGTAAGCGGCGGAGTATCCAAAGGGCCGCTCAATGCGGGACCACTATTGAACCCAGCCTCCGCGCACAGGTGTATATGGCTGTTCAGTTTTGCTATAATGCGTTCGTCAATTATGGCGTTTAGCCCAGTGGCGCCGCCAAGCTGGACGGCCGGGGCATCCACGGTGACAGTAGCGCCCCTGACCACAATACCGCCGTCAGACTTGATCATCACGTACCTGTCGGCGGCCCCATATTGCACCGAGTCCCAGTCCCCTGTCGGCACAGCGTCAGGCTTCTCGCTGGCAAACACGTAGTACGCCCCGCCTCGCCTTACGATGAGACACTGCGCGCCCGCCGGGATCTTCGAAGCAAAACCAAACTGCTGAAACGCCTCGCGATCCGAGATGGTCTCGCCGCTTCGGGCCGTAGCCCAGATCCGAGCAATCTTGCCGGCTGTCCGCGCGAACTGCGATACGATCCCTCGCAATATCATCGCAGCCCCGGCAATCCGAGCACGAGATCCGTCGTAGATCCGGAGTCCTTCGCTCGCCTGAAAACCCTACCATAAATCAATAGCGCCTGACCTATCTTGAACCTGTGATCCGTGACTTGGCACAACTCGTTGATCGCCCAGTTCCGGCCTTGGTAGCTGTGCCCGGCGACCGTGTACCGCACCTGGTAGCCGTCCCTGCGTTGTTGCTCCATTGTCAACACGGCCCGGCGGGTAGGCGATTCGCGGTCTTCGTCGACGCCTACCACCATGGTCTTGCGCGGTAACGGGAATTGCGCATCTTCGCGGACAGCCATGACATTGTAGACGCCATCCGAGTCGCCCTGTGCTTGCCCGGTCACAATAATTTTTCGATACCGCTTCGAGATGTCGTTGACAAATTCACCTGTCAATACGTTGTTACCCCGTCCGTCGAGCCGACAGATCGCGTGGTACAGCGGCTTGCCGGCGGACTTGGGCTTGCCAAACACGAGCGCGCCATCCGCCTGACAGTAAAACATAGCTCCTTTGGCCGCGGCGGCGTTGCTCAGTGTCTCGAACACAGTCGCGCCCGGCTCTAACTGGACATATGCCGAGTTCGAGACGACCCACGATATGTCCGAGGAGTAGACCACATCTTTGACACTGATAAACGGCAGGTCGCGCAACAGTCGCTGCGCCAGCGCCTTGATTGATAACCCCTGCACTGTCTCAAACTGCTCAACATACGCATCGACCACAACCCCCATCAGGTCGCGGCCGACAATGGTCTTCTGAGACTCGCCCTTCGCATAGCTCGCGGTGACCGAGTCGATCACCCCGGTCATCTCCAACACGCCGTTGACAAACAACTGAAACCGCCTTCCCGGCTGAATGTCGATATCCGATTTGGCAGCGGTCAGCCTGAAGGCCGCGTCGGCCGCATACATGTCGGCGGAGATCTCGTAGCTCTCCCAGGCCTCGAAGCCCTGGCCGTCGATCACGAGGCGAACGCTATCGCTTGACATACAGATTCACCTCGCCCTCGGTAAACGTGGGGTTCGCAATCGCATTGACGCGCATGACCCTTTCGGCATACCCGTAGGGTATGCCTTGCCGCAAGCAGAGCACGTGCAGAGGCAGCCACTGATCAACCGCTACCGAGATCATCCGCTCGCGTTCGAGCTTGATGGTGGACACGTAGCGCTGCAGGTCGAGCGCTATCTCGGCAAGAGCGGGGATATCATACTCGACGCCCGATGCCGCATTGTCGGCGCGAATCGCGACAATGGCCTCTGCCGTACGGTTGCGGATCGCCGCCAGAGATTGCTCCAGGTCGTTTACGCTGAATATCTCAGGGGGGTCGTCGATTCTGACCCTTCGCCCCACAACATCAAACGCGGCCTCATTCTCGATCTGTCGCACACGGTCCCGCTCGATCTCATCGTCGGCGTATATCGCGCCAAGGTGATATCCCGCGACTCCGCATGCACAAATCGATAGCTCTTCATTGAGCGATGACGCGTTCGTTATCATCCCATCAACGGCTGAAAACAGGGCGGCCACAAACCGCGCCGGAGAGGAACGCAGGGAGGCCAGCGCTGTGGCGTGGCGCTCGATTGCGCCGGATACCGACCCGATAACTCGCCCCGGCAGGCCGCTGCCATAGTCAACCAGATTGATCACGCTATTGGCCGGAAGTTCCACAATCGCCATCGCGTTATCGATTGCCGCCACATTGTCTTCCAGTGTCGCCACAAGCGCCCTTGCGGTACTGGACATATCCGCAAACTGCGCGGCGAGCGGACTGTCGAAATCCACGACCCGCGCAAGTATGGTGGACGCCTCCGGGCCAAGCGCACCCCGCAGCTTTGCGGCCCAGGACTCCATCACCCGCGCCTGTGTGTCTATGAAGCGTTGCTCCGAGACCACCCGGATGTCCAACGCCAACGGTGTGGCGTAGGTGTCAATCGCCTCCTCGACAAACGCAATGTCCACCACCCGCTGCAGAGTGTCGTCGTGGAGCTCCTCCACCGCCACGATACGACCCCGCAGGGCCCCAAGCTCCGGATGTACAAACTGCACGGTCTTGCCGCCGCGAACATATGCGACAAACTCAGCCGCGTCGGTTTGTCCGCTGAGGAACCACACACGAAACCGGAAGTGCCTCGCCCTCTCACCCATGGCTTCCAGCGCGGCGCCGTCGCGCAAAGCAAACTCATGTTCGACAATCGCCTGCTCTGCGCGATCCTGCACGAACTCTATGTCGAGATTTTCGAATCGATCTATGGCGGCGCGGTACATATCAATGCCTCTCCCGCCGAGGCTGTAGGTGTAACCCTCGCCGCACATTGATACTGGGCGAGGCGCCGCCGCTCGATGTCCCGCTTGCGGTGACCTGCGTGCCGGTTACGTTGACCGTGAGATTAACGTTGTTGGCGGAGGGCGCCTGCGATGCCGGACCACCTGCCGCCGAGGCTGTTGACACCCGCGAATAGACTGCCTGCTGGTAGGCGGCCTGTAGGGATTGCGCATTAGCCGCGTAGGCGCTCTTACGCTCTTCCGGCGTCGCATTTTCCCACGCGCCGTATTCCGCTCTGCGTTGCGTTTCGCGAGCGCCGGCTTTTCCCAAGTTGAACGGAAGGTCTATGATATTGGCCCCCACCTGGACAAGGCCCGTGACGGTCTCCAAAAGGGGGACCAGCGACGTGAGTGCCTCTACCAACCGATAGACATCGGCGGCCATGTTCCCGAGATTCTTTCCCATCCCGACAATCTGATCCTTGAACTCCTCCATTTTCTTGGGATTGGAAGTCAACGTGCGGAGAGAGGACGACAGTTCACTCATCAACGGCGCCAATGCGGAATCGGCAAATTGCTCAGCCACGCTTGTCAATGTCTGCAATTGATACTTGAAGGACCCCGCGTAACGGGACATGTCCCGCATATTCTCGCCTTGGGCCGAGACGTCGCGCAACGCATCGAAGGTGCCGAAATCGCCGGTCTCCCGCCACATGCGAGCCATTTGCGACATCCCCCGTATACCCTGCTCGCCGAAAATATCACCGAGGACCTGCTCGTTGCCCTTCGCGGCGACAATGATTCCCTTGAGAATCGTATCGAAATTCTTCAGCTTGCCGGTATCATCATAGATGTTGAACCGAAGTTTCTTGATCTCTTTCTGTTTGTCAAAGATCGCGCTGATAGTGCGCTCGACAACCGTAGTCGCCTGCTCGGAGCTGCCCGTCGCCATGCGAGCCACCTGGGCGTAAGCCCCAATCCGGCGCAGATCGTCGGCGCCCTTGAGCCCCAGACGAGAAGCGGCCGCGAATATCCGTTCGCCCTCTGTCGCAAAGTTCTCTAACGTGAATGCGCCGCTTTTGCCTTGCGCATTGAGAATATCCATGGCCTCCATGAAACCGCCGGCCCCTATGTCGAGCTTTGATTTGAGCTGCGAGGCAACCGCTCCGATGTCGGACAGGGCCGCGCCCGATCCGGTAGCCGCTACCCCCATATCCTTGACAATGCTTCGCGCATACTCCAGATCACCGATTTTCTCGACAATCGCACCGACGCCTTCAAGCACGGCTCCCCGCGATTGTCCTGTAGCCAAAGCCGTGACCTCGATCTCTTTTCGCAACTTCATCTGCTCGTCGGCGGTCAGCTTCCCGTTGATCGCCGTGCGAATCAAGGCCGCGTCGAAATCCATGATCGACTTGCCCGCGCCTATTATTGCGGCTCCCCCGACAAGCGCGGCAAACGGGCTGCGCAGCGAACGCCCCAGAAACGCCACAGACCGCCCGGCCATCCCGCTTGTTCGTTGCCACAGCGCGGCCATTCGCCGCTCGGTGTCGCCCAGTGTGCGGACCAGACGGTGGTTGTCACCGTAGATTCCTATTCGTACCTGGTCTGCCATTATGGCCTCTTGATCCTCTTCTCCTGCGCGCGGAAACCGCCGCTCCTGGGCGAGTCTTGACTATCGGGTATCACCGCCGACTCCATGGCTATCACGTAGAGCCACTGCCCGTCGGTGAGGTCGCAGGCCGCTCGACCAAAGAACGCAGCAGCCTTCTCGCTAAGGAGATACTTGAGACTTTCGTATCGATCACTTCGACATTTTTTTTTACCATGGCGACAAGCCGATCATACTCCTCGGGCGGCGTGTTATCCGGATTGGGGCTGCACTCCTTCTGCCATGCCGCAAACTCGTCGACCAGCACGTCGCGCACGCCCTGGGTCAGCAAGCCGCGAAACTCGGTGATGGTACCGAGCGCCTCGCCGGTCTCGGGGTCAGCGATACATCGGTAGAGGAGTTGAGTGTTACGCTCTGAGAGATAGACTTCGAGGTTCTGAGCGTTTACGTCAATGCCCTCGGCCTTGAAGTACTTGTCGGTTGCGGTCGATGCGGCAAGTTCATCGTTGCTGTTTGCGACGCGGATTGCGACCTCCGCCTCGCTCCCCGGCCACTTGATCCTTTTCACATTAGCGGTTCCGGCTTTGAGCCGTTGTAGTAGGTCGCTCATGATACCCCCGGCTGTTCTTGCATGTAAGGTTGCGGCGGCCTCCACAGTGGGCCGCCGATTTCGAAATCATTCCGGAATTATTCCTCGACCATCTTGCGCGCGCCGAACGTGATTGTCTTCACCGCCTCGTTGTCGCCGTCGTAGGTGACCTCGCCGATTGTCAGCCGCCGACAGCCCGTGTAGGTCCTGCGACCCACCCCGCCGTCCTTGGCGACTGAGATAGTGGCGTTTTTCAGGGCCGCGAAATTGAACTCGGCCTTGCCCGACGGTACCACGTAGTCAAGCGAGAACTTTCGGCGCGGAGTCTTCTCCGCAAAGCCGGTCTCGTACATGAGCGGGACTTCCTTGGCGTGCTCGACCTCCATCTCCTTGAAAGTCTTGAAGTCGTCCATGTCCTGGCCGTCGATCACCACTTCCACTCGGGTCACAAAATCTGAACTCATGAAAGCCTCCGGCTTGGTGTTTCGGTTGCAAAGGCGCCCGGCGCACAGATCCGCGCGCCGGGCTTATCGTCGCACACTCCCCGACCGCCCGCATTAAGCGCTTGCCGAGGCGGCGCCATTATAGATTACAGAATCATGTCAATCACGCCGGCGAACACGTGCAACCCATTGACCAGGTCGGCCGGAATCCGCGCGTTGACCCTGGTGCGGTCGCTGTCTCGCTCGACAATAATCAGGCCCTTGTTCGCCTCCACATTCTCGACCACCTGGAACCCCGGTGTCTCCAGCTCCAGCAGGCACGCCAGCAGCTCCGACTTGACCTTGGCCGGCGTCCGATCCGTGAGTTGTGCCTGATGGAACTTGGTCTTTATCCAGGCCCGGCACGCCGCGCGCACGTAGTCAAGCGAGCGCACCGAAGTAATGTCAAGGAACGATTCGTCGGTCTGGAAGGACGAGACGAACCGGGAGATCACTACCCGCTCGGATTCCACGATTAGCGGAGTGAGCCCGTGCAGCAGCAGTGTTTCCTCCTCGGTTCGCGAAAACCGGTTGACCGGGTCAGGCGGGAGATCCCCCGTGACTGGCTCACTATCGTAGTTGCTCGCGGGATTGCTCTTGGACGCCAGAACTGCCGCAAGGCGGGCCGCCGTGTAATAGGCCGGACTCTTGGACTGTTTCTTGATACCCACCGCCACGCGGCCGCTATTGAGCGCGTCGGCGAGGGTTTGCCCGTTGGCAATCGAGTCAACCAGGGCGGCTATTGCCACTCCCGGCCTTTGCTCCAAGGGACCACTCACCAGATTCAGGTGGGTCACCACTTTCCCCAGAGAGGTCGAGTCGTTGTAAGGACAGGCGATAATCTCGTACTGCTCGGAGGCCACCTTGTCGAGCGCATTCTGGATATCCGGGTCGGTGGTCCCGCTCGCCATGCCCGTGGCTGTACAGCCCACGCCCACGCCCAGGGTATACTCCGTGGCAAGGACAATCTGATTACTCACCACGCCACTATTGCGCGCGGTGACGGTCACGGTGCCCGCGCTTATCGATGCAATGACCGGCAGATTGGCGGTCGTGTTGATCGCGGCCATGAGCGCCGCCGCGATTGTCGCGGCACTCTGAGTCGCGCTGAAGGTGATCTCGATACGGTGCTCGCCGATCCACACTCGCAGATAGCCGGCGGCCGTGGCCGGCCCGGTAACCGCGAAGGTGCCGCTCGCGAAATTCGCGCCGTTATCGGCAAGGGCGATCATGTACAACTGCGAATAGGGATTCGCGGCCAGAGCCGCCTTAGCCATCACGTGCAGCATCGAACCCTCACCGGCAGATTCCTTGGCATCGCTGTCGGCAAAGAGCTGCTTGACGGTAAGAGCGGCAAAGACCGCGTCGGCGGTCGCGTACTCGGTGAATACAGCCGTGCCGCTGGTAGTCGCGCTCCCGTGGCCCGCGCCCCACGACGTCGGCTCGGTAGCCCCGGAGGTCCCCGCGGTAGTGCAGATGTAGTAGTGACCGTTGGGCACCGTCGGGCGGATCTTGTCGCCCAAGGCATAGACCGTTGACGCCTGCCAGACTGACGGCACCGTGAGTTTCTGGCCGATCAGCAGGATCTTATTGGCGACGGCAGGCAGGGATCTCAACGCCGCCCTGGTGTTGAACTCGAAATACTGCCCAGGCTTGCGTATTCCCTCGGGAATCGTGTCGAACTTTACATTGGGAGAACTCATCGGTATCCTCCATGCGCCATACGGCGATTAGGTTTCGGTCGACAATTTGATCAGGCTGCCATCGGAAATGAGCCGTCGGTAATAGGCCGTGTTTGGCACCGCAACGGGGATTGAATCGGTGATTACCTCGCGCGAAAGCTCCCTTGGGCAGGTGCGACCCGCCGGCGCCACGACATGGAATGTGGCGTCCGGGTTGACCGGAGTTGCGGCAGGCGCGACTGACTGTTCGGATCTTTTTGCCATGGTCACATCCTATCTATGGTTCAGGCGGCGGATTCACCTCGACTGTGTCTGAGGCGTCCGCGATATCGTCGCCGGGTTTCAGGAAATACTGAAGCGCCGCCGTGACAAACGTTTCGGCGTCCTCCTCGGTACTGCATTGCACCGTAAAATCGGCCGTCAATTCGAGCACATAGGAGATACGCGGATATTGGTCGAGCACCTGCGATACCCGCTTGGGATTGAGTCTGCGGCAGGCCAGCTCCGTGGTTTGAGCACCGCGAGTGACCGAGAGCTTGTGGCGGCACAGTATCGATAGCGCTCCCAGAACCAGCGGGTATGCCTGGTTGCGGCGCTCGTGATCGTTGACAAGATTCTCGACCATGATGGTGACGCCGATGATTGCCGACGCCCGTACTACCGTATCCGTAACTCTCGCCGGGAAATCCATCTCGCGAAACGCCACATTGACCGCGGGCAGCCGCAGGGCGGCGGAGTCGTCGGCCATGTCGCTGTAGGTGACATACTCCTGCAACCCAATCGCGCGCAGCCGCTGCTCGATTGCGTCTTCGATGTCCGTGAGTATAGTCTCCAGCGCCATTGCGGTCTACTTCTCCGTCTTGTCCATGCCGATGGTTCTTGTTTGGCGGTGCTTCCGCAGGATCTCCTCGATCTCGTCGCTGACAAGCGGATGATCCTTGCCGAGTTTCTTGAGTAACTGCTCGCGAGCCTTTTGCGCATTGACGGTTTTTGTCCCGGCGGCCAAGACCCTGCGCTTCCACGCGGCCTCAGAGCCGAATATCAGGCCCATCACCCACGCCAGCATGTTTGACCCGAAGGTGCCTACCGGAGTCCTGAGACGGCCCACGCCTGCCTGCAGAACGCGATACAGCGCCAGAAGCACAATGCCAAATGCAATGAGCGCAAACTTCGGGCTGACCCACTGCCCGGCAATGCGGTCGATCACGCGCAAAACCGCCTTCGATGCAGCAGTCAAGCCGATGGTGTCGAGTTCCGGGATATCCTCATCGGAGATCGAGATGCGCACAATTCCGGGCTGCGCCGCAGTGGGAACGACGGCCGCCTGCTCGATACCCATGCCGCCCAGCGAATACGTCGTGGCGGGCGCGGGCCACCTGAAGCACTTGTCCAGCAGCAGACCAATGGCGAAAACCAGGATTATCAGGAAAACATACCAACGCGCCGATTTGAGATTGCGACGATCACGCGAATTCATGGCATCCCCTTTCTAAATCAGAAATCCCACAACCGGTTGAGCCACCCCACCCGGTATTGCGGATAGGACTTGCTGAGTCGGATGTAGTGATAGTACGCCTCGCGCAGCACGCCGCCGAACAACGCGGCTTCGTTCACCCTTGCAATGGCATCGAGCGTTGTTGCGCCTATCATCCCGTCCACTTCAATTGATCCAACGGAGCAGGGCCGCGTGAGCTTGTTGGTCGCGTACTGGACAAACCGTATCGCGGTGCGCACCCCGCAATTGACCGCCAGGTCGAACACCTTCACCGCAAGAAGCCCATGCGGGATTGCCGCTATGTTCGGTCCCCGCCAGTAATCGCGGCGGTATATTTCTATCGCCTGCTCGCGAGTGAGGGCCTTGATATCCACCGACGGGTATGATCGCTTCGAGATACCGAAATTCGTTTCGCCGCCCGGATCGCGCGGGTCGTTGACATATCCGCCCTCGCGCCGCAGCACGTCGCAAACGGCGAGATCGAAGACGTCGTCAGTATGCCGCGAAGGTAGCATCGGTAAAATCCTTGTCGGTTGCGGCCTTGTTCACCCGCACCGAGACCGGCGCGGGCTGTGCGGCGTAGAGAGCGATCTTGCCGGACTGGACATGTTCCAGGTAACGCAACCCATTCTCGCGCTCCTTGACCAATCCTTCGAGGACCTCGCCCTTGTTGCGTCGCTTGAACAATCGGTAGAGTGTAAGCGAGATCGAGATTTCCTTGATAATGCCGGGCACCGGTTCAGGCAGAGGCAACGTGTAGCGATCCCGCAGGTACCCGTCGATTGTGTCGGCGGCGGCTTGTCCGTTGGCGGCAAGCACCGCCAACGCGGCCGCGTCGAGCGTGCCGGTACCGGTATCGTTGGAAAGCTGGATCAAGTCCCGCTCGCCCCCTGCCGCATTCTTGAGATCATCTACAGTGTGGTACATGTGATTGCATCGGGGAGAGCCGCCCTTTGCAGAGCGGACATCTCCCCGTCCCCGTTGGTGCTATGTCAAGAGAGTGTCTTTCCAGAGATACCCAAGATCCGCCGACACCGCCACTATGTGCGTTGACTCGGCGATCTCGTAGACATCTTGGTGTTCGGCCGGCTCGCGCCATGTGGACACCCGGCGCGGCAGACCGCCCTCCAGGGCCTCGCGAGCCTGGTACCCGGCCGACGGGATCTTCAGACCCGGCGTCGACGGCGCGTAGAACAGGAAGCCCATGCCCTTGGTCGCGTTGATTGTCCAGATATCGACAGCCGTGAAATCGCTACCCGCCTTATTCTCGGCCGCGCTGGAGTAGACCGCGTCACCCACGAGCACCTCGTCAAGCTCAAGGATCGCGGCCAGCAGCTCCTTGGTGAGCACGCCCCGTTCCGTGTATTTGATCTTGTCAAGTATCGTAGCCTCTTCGGTGAGCGACATGTAGGTGCCGTAGTCCAGGATCAGCTTGTTGGGCGTGATCCCGGTATTGCGCCGGACCAGCGCCTTCTTGGCCTTGATATCCGCCAGGAATGTGTTCCCGGCCCCGGCAGCCCAAGCGCCGGCGGCATCGGTACCGCCCGCGGCGATCCCGCTCCAAAGGGTGGTAGCGATCAAGTCGCGAACAAGTCGTTCCTTGCGCAAATCGATCTTGTCGGAAGCGAACAGGATCGCGTCGGTTTCGGGCTGGGCGGGCGGCGCTCCGGAGACACCGGCATTGCGCCGGTCTTCGTCGGTGACCTCCTTTGCGAACGCATACTCTCGGGTCGAGACGTCGATATAGTCGGTCGGAAAACCCCCACGATTGGCGCGCGAGCTCGGGCCTCGAATCCCGGCCTCGTCGCGAAACCATGCCCCCTTGAGGTAGCGGTAAATCTTAGCCTTGGGAGGCACACGGTCGATGATCGGAAACACCCGGTCCGCGATGTAGCTGAGGTTGCGGTACAACACACTCACCATCTGCAGCGGTCCGGCCACTATGCTGGCTCTGATATCGGGTTGCGGCATTGCGCTTCTCCTTGTTGATTTGCCGGTGTCGGTCTATTAGCGTTATGTCAAGTTTGGGCGCCCGTCGCCGGGTCGCCCCTCTCCTGTTTGGCGCGTAGGATCAGTGCACCACG